TTATCAGCGGCATCTTGGCAGACACGATTGAAAAGAGCGGGCAAGAAATCCTGGTGGACAAAAGAGACTACGAGACAATCACCAAGGCTCTGGACAAGATCGTGCCGGAACTTGGCCTTGGTCGCGCTCACTACCCGCTGATGGATCAAGTCTACAACGCACCAGAAATTGAAGTCGAGGCCAAAGACGAGCCCAAGCAACCGGAGCCTGAAAAGAAGTGACGCAACTCTACTGGACAACACTGACGGTCGACCAATGGGCCAGCATGACGGTGGACGAGTGGGCCACGATGCTGGTCGAACCAGCGGGCGCACGCCGTGACCCCGGCGACACCGACTGGAGCCCGGCCGGTCCCGGCGATGTTTCGGCAAGCCGGGGTGGCCCCGGAGACGCCCTCCTGGTCGAGGACGGGCCTGGGAGTGTTGCAATCGCGTACCTCGGTGCGGGTGCGTTAGGGAGTGCCCTGGGCGGTCCTGGGGCCGTTTCTGTGGCGTATGCGGGGCCTGGGGCCTCAGGATGGGCCAGGAACGGGCCTGGGGGATCGGACGTGACCCCCGACGGCCCTGGTGACGCGGGTTTCGCGCGGATCGGTCCCGGCGACCTTGCAGCGAGTCGGGGTGGTCCCGGCGATGCCAGCTTTGTGAGAGCTGGCCCTGGCGGAGTTACTTTTTCACGATAGGAGAGAACGATGGGACGAGTTTATGAGCAGGTACAGATCGACCAGCAAGCGGCGGGATCGACCACCCTTCGCGCGGCAGCGGACTCGAAAGTCTGCACGCTGCACCGGCTGTTCGGCACACTCTCGGCGAACGGGACCATTATGATCGAGGAATCGGACGGCACAAACCTAACGGGGCCAATGCAGGTACTCGCGGATGCCGGACCTTTCGAGATCGGCCCGGCTGAGAATCCGAAGTTCAACCTCAAGACGGAAACCGGGCAGGGGCTCGTCCTAACGACGACCGGCGGAACCTTCCAGGGGTTCGCGATGGTTTCCTACGATGACGACTAGGAGAAGCCATGTTTGAGATTGTAGTTGACGCTGGCCGGACCATCGACTTCACCGTTTCTCTCTACGAGGACGACGGATCGACGGCTGTGAATTTCGCGACCGGAGACGTTGTGCGGTTCAAGCTGTCGAGAAACCACGGCACGCCGATCCTCGATGTTGATAGCGTCGCCGCTTTGAGCGGCGGCAGTCTCATCACCGCGACAAACGGCTCAAACGAGGTCACTGTCCGACTCGGCCAAGACGACACCTCCGATCTTTACGGCGTCTACTCCGGCGAGGTGACGCTTGTAGACGATAGCGAAACAGGCCCCACCGATGCCATTAAGGCGTTCGAGAAGGGGGTGGTCGCGGTTCGGCCTTCGGCCGGTGGAGATGTTGGAAAGACATAGGTGACGATATGATTCTCGATCCGGCAGAAATCGCGGTTTGGCTCGGTAAGAGTTCGACGCTAACCGACACCGAAGCGGCACTCATCACGATGATTCAGCCGATGGTGGAGCGGAGCGTCAAGGCTTATTGCGGCTGCAATCTGGAACCGCAGAAAACCTATACGCACTACCTCCCACGGCAGAGGCGTGGTCCCGGTGCAACGGCCGTGCGCACCTGGGATGTCCGAGGCAACAAGGCTGTCTCTATGTCGGCCGGTCGATCACTCGAGGCGCACAACCTCTGGCTGCCAGAGCGGCCCGTGCGAAGCATTACCAGTGTGAATGTCGACGAGGGGGCGTATGGAGGGCAGAACAGCAGCGACTTCTCCGGCGACAATCTGGTAAGCGGGACCGACTACCAACTCGACGAGTTGGAAAGCGGCTTGTCATATTCTGGGAAGCTGATCCGTCGCGGCTCCTACTGGCCGTCGCTCCCGCGCACGGTCAAGGTGGTCTACGTTGCTGGCTTCACTCAAGCAGAAATGACCTACGACTCGACGAATAGAGAAGCGGGCATTGCGGCTGACTTGAAACTGGCGGCACTGATTGCGATGCAGAACGCCTTTGCACAGCATGGCCCCGATGCCGGAGAGGTCAGGTCAGAGCGGCTTGGTCAATACTCCGTCACCTACGCCACCGGGGGCGTACAGGAGTTGCCGAAAGAATCCAAACGGTTGCTGCGCCGCTTTGTCAGTTACGGGAGGCACCTGTGAGTATCAAGTCTCTGTGCTCCAAGCACACCGTCACACATCACTCGAACTCGCCCACGGTGGGGACAGCGGGCAGCTTGACGCCCTCGCAGACCGAAGGGGCCGTGCATACTTGTTTCATCCAGCCGGTGAGCGCAAATGACCGGCTCGTTGCCTCACAGTTTGAGACGGAGATTTCACATACGATCTTCTATGACCATGACCCCGCCTTGACTCCAGGTGACGAGATCAAGTATGGTACGCGAGTCTTCGAGGTTACAGCCGAAGGGGTGAATGTCGTTGAGGCTGATCGACTCTGGCAGGTCTACGCCGTCGAAAAAGACAGGGATCAAACATGATACCAAGAACCGGGCGAGCCCATATTCAATGGTACGGTGCAAGGGTGTCCGAGCAGATGCGGGCAGACCTCGTTCGAGGTTTGCGCCTCGCGACCACCTATGCACGCAAGCGGATCGTCACGGTCATCAGTAGGAGTAGCCGAGTCGGTGCTGGATCGAGGACCCCTGGCCCCAATGCGGGGCCACCGATGCGATTCGAGCACAGCCGGGCAGGGCAGCCGCCTCGGGCAGACACAGGGAAGCTCCGCCAATCAATCTACGGGCAAGTCCACGAGTCGCAGATGCTGGGCGAGGTCGGGACAACCAAAAAGTATGGTGCGTATCTGGAAAAAGGAACGCGACCTCACACAATCGTTGCGAGGCGGAAACAATTGCTGGCCTTCGGTGTCAATGGGGTGTGGGTCTTCAAGCGGCGAGTCCGACACCCAGGCATGAAACCACGGCCCTATATTTTCAGCACCGTGAAAAAGAACCGGCGAAAACTGATGGCTTTGATCGTGCGACCGGCTCAAGGGCGAATGCGCCTTGCTTAGGAGAACGTCATGGCTACCTTCTTTGATACAATCAAGACGCGATTCGATGCCGACTCGCAACTATCGACCGATGGCTTCTCCGAGCTGTTCCAAGGCCATGCGAAACGTGGCGAAGACAACCCGTTCTGTGTCCTCAAGGTGAGTGAGGACGAAAAGATACGCGATGGATTCAAGGTCAGGTTCCACTCGGGCGTGTTCACCTTCGTCATCGAGGGTGCCTCGCAAGAGCTTTGCAAGACGTACCGCGACCACGTGGTCGACGTGTTCAAGGACATTGAGGCGCAACTCAGTGTGACCGGAATCTCCGTCTTTCTGCTGGAAGAACGAGCCACCCGTTACAGCGAGATAGAAGAGGGTTTGTGGTGGTGCGAAATTGACTATCAATACGGTTACTCGGAGGCACGGTGATGGGCACCACACTCAGCACGACAATGAATCTTCGGTTCAGCTGGACCTTTCAGGACTTGGACGATGTTGGTTTGAGCACGCCGAAAGACAGCGGTGCCTACCACTACGTTATGGCTCTGACGCAGGGGGATGGCGCGAACAACGGCCGCTTCCACTACCGCGCACGCCGGACCTTGACAGCGAACACAGGGACAGACCAACTCGATCTTGCGGGCAGCCTTACCGATGTCTACGGCAACGCCCTGACGTTTGTCACGGTGCGCGCAATGCTGATCGAAAACAAAGGCTTGCCCGCTGCTGGCAACGACGGCTCGGATGACGACTCATGGACCACGGCCGCTGGACAAGACCTTCTTGTGGGGGGGGCGTCCTCAAACGCATGGCAGAAATGGCTCAACGACGTAGCAAACGCGAAGACAAGGGTTCGCTCGGGGGGTGTTTTAGTATTGACTGCGCCTGTCGATGGAATTAAGGTGACCGCTGGCACGGGAGACATCCTGGAGATCGCTTGGGATGGCTCCGCTGCAAGCGGCGGTGATATTGAGTACGACATAATTCTCGTTGGCACACGCTGACGCTCCGCAGACCCCGAGCGTTGGAAGGTACCAGACCAACTGGGCCTCTCTCCTTTTGGAGTGGGGCCCTTTTCCTTTATAGGAGAGAATAATGAGTGACGATTACCGCACAGGAAAATACGGCCGCATCAAGGCTGGCGAGAACATCCTGGCCTACGCCGACAAGTGGGACATGGAGATCGCAGCCGACACCGGTCATTTTCCGACCTTTGGCTCAAGCGGCTGGAAATACTCCAGCTCGGGTGCCAAGGGTGCAACCGGAACACTCGAAGGGCCCTACGACTTCGATGATCCGGCCGAGGACGAGCTGGCGGTCGGCTCGCAGTACAGCGCCGAGCTTTACCTCTCGACAGTCACGGGTGGCGACGCACGGTTCTACACGCTGACCCTCGAGATTACCAGCTTCCAGGTTGCGGTCGATGCCGCGTCTGGTGAGCCGATCCGCTGGACAGCCAACTACCAGAGCCACGGTGCTGTCACCGATCCGTCTTGACCTCGGCCCCCTTAACCGCAGACCCCGGAGGCAAGAACAATGGATGGTGCGAATCGCGCATTCGCTGCGCCGACAACCTTTACCTTTGCGGGTAAAACGATGAGTGTTCGGCCACGAATCGCCGAGCATTACGCCGAGATGGAAGATCACCTCCTTTCACTCCGCGCAAATCCGCTCGTCGCTGCAAAAGAGCTGTTGACGATGAGCAGCGACAATAACCCAGAGTTCACCAAGCAGGTGCTCGAAGTGGCGATGGCGGAACGGTGCCGAGTCAAGAGCGTCACCCGCAAGGAGTTGTCAGAGTGGATGGACTCGATGAATGGGCTGGCGTATTGCACCTGGATACAGATTAGACACAACGATCCTAACTACGATCCAGAGAACCCGCTCACATCATGCAAGGAGTTGACGCCACAATCCATTCTCGCCGAGCTGCTCAACGAGTTTGAGCGCGTGCTGGATAACATCCTCAAGAACACAGAGCTGACCGGAGAGGAGGCGGCGGCAGCGGCCGAGTCGTTACTCGTCGACACGATGCAAAGCCAGCTCGGTCGACCATCCGGGGAGGACGGCTTGGGAAACTCGACTGGCCCGAACCCGTCGGAGGGGGAGGGCGAGAAGAAGGAGCATTCCCCTGGCGACGCATCATAAGGGCGCTCGGCGAAGGTTATGGATTCACAGCCGCGCAGGTCGGAAAGATGACGCTGTATCAGATACGCAGCTATCTCGCCGATGAAAAAGACCTCGGCCCCGGCACGCGACTGGTCAGCGGGTCCGAGTGGAAGAGGATGCGGAAAGACTGGTTGAAGAAACGCCGGAAGAAGAAGAAAGGGTAGGCTATGCCAATCACGCTCGGCGAGGCGTTCGCCTATATCTTCGTCGATCAAAAGGGCTTCAAGGCTGGCATGGCGACCGCGCACGCCCATTTCACCACCGGCATTAAGAAGATGCAAGCGGTAGCGAACAAAGCTAAGATCGCCCTCTTGCTCGGCACGGCCGGGTTCGGTGCAATCGCGAAGGTTGCGAGTGGGTTCGAGCAGGGGATGGCGCGAGTGAAGGCTCTGACCGGCGAAACGGGCGAGGCGTTTCGCGCCATGTCGGATCAAGCGAGAGAGCTTGGCGCAACGACCGTTTTCACCGCAAGGCAAGCATCGCAGGCGATGGGGTTCTTCGCCCTGGCAGGCTTCAAGTCCGAAAAGATTATGGCGGCTATGCCAGCGACCCTCGATCTCGCGGCTGCCGGTCAGATGGATGTGGCGCAGGCGGCAGACATCACCGCCAAGATCATGGCGGGCATGGGGATCGAAGCGAGCGAGTTGACGCATACGGTCGACGTTCTGACCAAGGCGTTCACGAGCGCGAATACCGATCTGCCGATGCTCGGCGATGCAATGAAGTACGTCGGGCCCGTCGGCAAGTCGGCCGGTAAAGACATCGAGGAATTGACGGCCGCTATTCAGATTATGTCGAACGCTGGCATCCAAGGCCAGATGGCTGGCACGTCGCTCCGAAATATGTTGCTTCGGCTCCAGATTCAGCCGGGCAAGGTGGGAGAGGGGATCAAGAAGCTCGGCATTACCGTCAAGGATCAAACCGGGCAGATGCGGCACCTTGGGGACATTGTGGATGACGTAGCCAGGGCGACGGAGCACATGGGCGAGGTCGAGAAGAACGCGATTATCGGCCAGATCGCTGGCATCCGAGCCGTCTCCGGCTTTATGGCCTTAATGGAGCAAGGCGGGGCGACAATTAAGCAGTTCGAGGAACGGCTAAGGGGTGCGGGTGGTACAGCAAGGCGAATCGCCGAGATACAACTCAATACGCTCCAAGGCCAGTTCATCATTATGAAGTCTGCGGTCGAGTCGGCAGCGATTGCTTTTGGCGAGAAGATGATTCCGACGCTTCGTAGCACCGTCAAGGTGGTTCAAGAATGGGCTCGCGGACTGGCCCGCTGGGATGAAGCCTCGATCAAGAACGCCCTAAGTACAGCGGCACTGACCGGGAAGGTGCTCTTGCTCTTGATTGCAATGCCGAAGGTCGCGATGGCGATGAAGGGCCTTGTCGCTCTCATGTCCGGTGCCGCGCTCAACCCGGCCGTGGTCGCTGTTATTGCACTCACCGCTGCTGTAACCGCGCTTGGGGGTGCGTGGATCGAATCGAAGATGACCGGCAAGGCGTTCGAGGAGGTCTTGAAGGACAACATCAGCGCGATGCTCGGATTGAATAAGGCGACCCAAGAGCAGATCAGACTCGAAAAACTGCGGGCCGCTGCGCAAAAGCCGGATGATCCAAACGACCCTGAAAAAGCCAAGCGGCGCTTCAATAATGCCATGAACCTGCGAAATGAGCTGGGGAGGCAGAAGCGTAAGGCCGAGTTGAAGGTAAAGCGGTATGAGTCAGACGGCCCGAGCGCGGCAGAGCAACTCGGCTTCTACTGGACCTCGCCCGAGAAATGGACTGGCAACATCCAAGAGGACATGAAGCGCGAGGCCCGCAAGGAACTAACATTGTTGGAGCGTGAATACGATAGAGTATCTCGCGACATAGACGCGATGTTCAAGAAGGGCGGTAAGGCTGAGTATCCCTTCGCGCCGAACTACGAAGCTGGGGGAGGCGTAAAGCGAGCACCCGGCATGACGGCAGACCAAAAGCAATCGCTGCGAGCAGGGCAGCAGGCCGCATACATTGAGCGGCGGCGGCGAGCAAAGTACGGCGAGCAACCGACGGACTTTGAGCGGACGTGGGACAAGGCGTTCGCAGACTTGGCAAGCGAGCGCACCAACCTCCGCCTGTCCGAGTTTGATCGGATCGAGATGGAGACTCTTCGCGGTCGCATAAAGAAACGGGACAAAGACATTGCTGGCATGGAACAGAAGACTTCCGCACAGCAGGTTGGCTTCGCCGGACTTCAAGACTACGCACGAACACTCCAAACGAGCCTCGTTCCTCCGGCTGCGGAATCTCGCGACAAGGAAAAACTCCGGCTCGCCAAGGAGGCGCAAGCGGCCGACCTCAAGAAGCTGCAAGCGTTGGAAAAGATTGCGAAGAACACCGAGGAAACCGATGCCGGAATGGCGGAATAGGAGTAGTCATGTCAACGGTCATACTCGACGAGCTGCGGCGCACGGGTCCGACTTGGAGCGGCAACTCGGCAACAGCAACGCGCGAGGTGAAGATCGCCGGAAGCAACGTCGAAGCACTCATGGAGGAATTGCTCGGCGCGTCCTTTGTGGCCGGTCAGGGATTCCGCGTCACCGAGAAGGCAAAGCACCCGGAATACTCGTGGATGAAATTGACGGGCCTGAACTTTGGACACTGGGAGCCCGAAACGCCTCCGTCTTCTGGAACCATCTACACCTTCCGCAAGGCGACCCTGACCTACACAGGGAAGCTGCTCGAAGCGAACGGGCAAGACGACACGGACCCCGACACGCCGGAGGGAACCTATCTGACGCACAGCATGGAGGCGAGCGTCGATATGATGACCATACCCAACCACGGCTTCCGGTGGGCCACTGCACCGAAAGACCCGTTGCCCTCAACGCTGAACGTCGCGATTCGGATACCGACTATCACGCACCGTCTGACGTGGGACAACGTAAGCGATCCGCCTTTCGCTGCCATGCGGGAGAAGATTGGCTGTTCCAATTCAACCATAATCTTTGGCGGAAGCGCTGGAACAATCCTTTTCGCTGGCTATGGCTCCGAGCGCGAGTACGATGCGGACGGCTTGCCGACATACAGCCTTCACTACGAATTCATCGAGAAGAATATCACCTACACAAGTGCGGGTGTCGTGACGAGCGGAATTGGCTGGAATCACTTCTATCGACCGGGAGCCGATCCACCCTGGCAACTTCTCGAAAACACCGAAACGGGCGAGACTTCCATCTACCCGCTCGTCGATCTTTTGCCCTTGTTCGACTTCGCCACGGCTCTGGGCTGATCGTATGAAACCACTACCGCAGTTCAAAAAGGGTCAGAAGTGGGGGCAAACCTCGGCCAGCGGAATGAACGCTGCGATGCAGCAAGCGGCGATGGCTGGCAAGGTGGCTGGCGCAGGCGGCGTAGCTGTCGGCGCAGGCCCTGGTGGTATCACCGTCACGGGTCAAGCGTACAGCCGAGTTGAAATGTTCGAGCTGACCGAGGCGATGCAGTGGCCTGACCCAACTCGGACGGCTGGGAGTGCCAGCGAACCGGATGTCCCGTGGGTTGAAAACTGCCGGATCGTGCGATACCATCCGACGGACTACACTTACCAGACGTTCACCGATGACGACAGGACGCTCTACTGCCCAAACGTCCACAGAAACGACTCGGGCATAGCGATTGGAATTGAGCGATGGGGAAGCGGCGACAGACTCGTGGCTGGCCTGTCAAAACAATCGGGCCGCTGGGAATCGCTCGCGCCGCCTTTGAGCGTGTGGCGGTTTGAATTGAAGGACGCCCTGGCCCCTGGTGGGCAAGCGACGGCCTACCTGCTTGAAGATTTGTCCGGCACCCTCACCCCGAACACGGACATCGAGTTCGAGGTTTATGATCGCCACTCCGAGTTTCGTGGCCGCGCGCGGAACGCCGGAGTCTGTGCTGGGTCGCGGGGTCGCGCTCGGTATTTCGGCGACTCCCAGCTTTGGGAGATCGAAAAACTTCAACCGCACGCCACGATGATCCGGGCCTTGGTGAATGAGGCTGGTGGCGTGGCCACGACCGATTCAACCTACAATATCGACAATGTGACAATAATGCAGCCGCTGGACACCGCGCTCTTTATGAGTTCGGATGGAGCCGCTCCGACAGAAGGGAACAATCAGGCAGGCGGCGAGCTTGACAACAATGCCGTTGTGATCCTCGGCTGGAATGATGAACAGGAGGATTGGGACACGTTGGTTGGTCCCTGCCCGGCATGAAACTGTGGACTCCAGACAAGACATTGTGGAGGCCCGGCGACCCGCTCGACTTCCGCCCACGCCGCGACCGGCGACGACTCCCGCTCTTTCGCGAGTACGGCTACGGCTACCCTTGCTGTTGCGAAGGAGGCCCGCCTTGCGATTATTGCACGGGTGGAATGCCTGATGGTTACGATGTGACCTTCGCCTCGGTTGCGAACGGAACATGCAACACAGCCGCTTACTGCACGTCGTACTGGAACGATACCTTCCGTGCGATTCCGAGCACAGATGAGCCCGTGAATAATTGCCTCATGTACTACCCTGGACCCGGAGCGAGCGATTATGACACCCCAGGACATGATTGCGGAGACGGGTGTGGCACACAAAGTTATCTGATCCAGGTCTACTGGTATACGCTTCTCGGCAATTACGGCATCCTCGTCCAGGCCGCGCTTTACAGTCAGCATGGCGCAACTACCACCGTCGATTTCTACAAAGAGTGGGCAAGTAAGCCCGATTGTAGCTTGAGCGCCGAATCATTGACATACGATCCGCTGACCGATACGATGACGGCGTGCGATTTCTCCTCAGCCACCTGCACCATCACGGCGGTATGAATGACTCAATACGACGGTTTCTCCGTCATCGGGCGGAGGTTCTCAGCGGTGGAGAGCGATACAGCGACGTGACGCTGTACCGCGCAGCCGAAGCCGTCGAGGCAGGGAAAACGCTGTACGACATGCCGGAGATCGAGCGGCGGTTTTCGATCTGCCAGGATTGCAAACACTTCACCAGTGGGAATTGCGCCAAGATGAATCGTGGTTGCTCAACGCGCCGCTTCTGGTTCTGGGCCTTAGTTGGCTGGAAGGGCCGCTTTGCTGCGGAGTGCGAGTCGTGGCTCATTCCTCATCGTCAAACACAATCTGCCGAGTGACCTTCGGCTTTGGTTTCGGCACTGGCTTTTTCGCTCGGGCTGTCTTGGGATGGGCAGCGAGTGACACCGCAGGCGGAGAAAGGTAGTGGCCGTGCCATTGGTCGGTCTTTGTATCGCGAAACGATATAACGTGACCCACCTTGGGTGGCATATCGAAGGGCGCGGATATGTCAGCAGCTTGGTAGAGAGTGAGGTTGACATTCCAGACCTGTAAGCTCTCGTCATGCCCTGCGAAATTCACAGAGTTAAGCACGCACGCACCCTGGTATCCATACTCCGGTGGGCCTAATCGCACCTTGGTTGGTACACCGGGGATGCAGACGCTAGAGAATTGCTCAATTATGGATGCAGGCACTTGGATTGTGCAAGTGACCGTTGCGTCCGCTGTCCTCGCGACCTGCTGCCGTGGTAATTCCATGTCGATGCAGCACGCCAGTTCGACTACCCGCGTTATCGCACTCCCGACCTGCCACGACCTAATCGGCGCAATAAGGCGACCGTCAATGTTTATTACGCCGACGTTGCCAGAGTGTTCTGTTGTCATGCCATTACCTCAAAGCTACTCATCGAAACAGCTTTAACGAATCACGTCGACCGCTCCGACACCGCATGAAGAAATTTCTCGGCGTAGACCTCTTGGCTGTAAAACTGCTTTGCGAGGTCATGGATCGGTGTGCAGCCGTCAAGTTCGTTGAGTACGCACAGGCACTCATTCACATGGTCCACCAGAGCCCCGTCAGTCGGTGGCCAGATAAAATCGGCGTAGAATGGTGGCGCATTGTGCGGCATGTCGCTCAAGTGAAGCGCTCCCGCCATCGCCGCTTCAGGAAACCTCGCAAGGGCGTACCTATATCGCGACGAGCAGCCGAGAACGATCTTAGATCGACCGAGAAGGGAGGCGTACTCGGCAACCAAGTCATCGCAGGCCGCAAGGTTCTTCGCCCGATAGGGTGGGCGTTCGTGATAATGAGCACGCCCCGGCAATTTGCCAGCCTTGAAGAGTTCGAGCCACTTCGCGCGGAGCGGATAGATGCTCGGACTCTGAACGCCGCACAGCAGAACATCTATATCGCGTTTCTCCCAAGGCTTCGCGGCCTTGGCGAAGATCGACTTCTCGGCGCAATGCGGAATGTGAACCGTCGGCAGCGTCCGAAACTGCTGCTGATCGTTCGCGTGGTGGCAGATCACTAGTGACGTGCCCGCCTCCGTCGCTTCACGCTCCGCCCGATGGTCGGGCCACCAGCACTCGTTGAAAGATTCGACCGTCAACCAGCGGTCTTTTACAGCTTGTGAGTCAATAAGTGGCGGAATACCCTTGGCCCCGAGCGGCTTGTACCAGAACACAGCGTCGGCATCCGGCATCAGGTGTTCAATCATCGCGACCGCGCCACCGTCGATGTCATGCCGCCAGTCGGGCCACCCCTGCCCGCTGATCTTGACGGTGGTATCATCGCGCCTTTGCAGGGCGAGAATCGCGTGTCGCCTGACGGGGCTTTGCTTGCGGGTCCAGAGTTGCCTTGGGAACAGTACGAGAATCTTCGTCACAATGTCTCTCCTTTCCATTCCGGCCACGTTGCCAGTAATCGCGAAAGCTCCGCACACCACCGAGGCGAAATAACTCGCCACGTCCAATCCCGCTGGATACTCTCGGCGAACTCCCGGCCGAGCGATGGGTCCGGCTCAAAAGATGACATTACTTGGGCCATCCGGTTCACGGTTGCCCTTGCACTTCGGCGATCACGATAGGGTTTGACCCGCCACGGGCCCTCCGGCATCTTCCAATCCTTGACCGAACCGACATCGGTTGTCAGCACGGGCACACCGCACGCCGCAGCCTCGAACGGAGGCAAGGGGCCACCCTCGGCGATGCTGGTACAGACGAACAGATCGAGCGACCGATACCATTCGGCTTGCTGCAACGGGGTTCGCGCCCCCTGGTATCCTCGCCTGTTAATCTCCCAACTCCACTTCCCACTCGTTTGAGCCATCAGCGGGCACAATATCTCGGCGTAGCCCTTGAAGTTCGCGTACCTTTGCCCGCACCACCCAGCGCGGAGTTTGCCGCTGCGATTCCGCTTCCGTGGGAAGAATACCGTGTCATCCAATCCTTGCGGCAGCAAGCTCACTCGGTCTGCGTGGCGAGTAAACGCCTCTTGGACCTCCGAGCAGCACGCAAACACCCAGTCCACCTCGTCTGACAGAAAACTTCGCGCCGCACTTTCGCAGCGGTTCGGATTCACGCCGCGAGTCCGCCAGTCGGACTCCTCTTTGGTTGCGAAGCGGAAGGCGTGCGAACAAGCGAAGGCAAACCACGGCCGTATCTCCCCCCTTGCTGTGTAGATCGACAAGGCCACTGCCGCATCGAACGGTTCGCAAGCGCTGGGGTGCTCAAAATAGTCGGCGTAGTACCCTTCGTGCGAAACGAGGGTCAATTCGCATCCGTCGGGCGCATACTTTTGTAGGCCGGTGCCAATGTGGTGGAAAGCCCAGCCGGGAACATCGTAGATCAGCAATAACTTCACTGCATCCCTTTCAAAATGAAAATCTCCTCTTTGTCACAGAAGCCCGGCGCAACCTCGACGGATCGGAAGTGCGGCGCGAACGGGCCTGCCGAGTAGATGCCCGCGCGGCAGCCGAAGACCATCTGTTCCGTCTTTGTCCAAGGTTTCAGCCAATCGTTGAGCGGCCAGTGGAACCCCACCGACAGCATCGACACCGTTAGGTCGGCATCTGGCGGGTGCGGGTGTTTCAACAAGTCCCAAGTGCGATAGTTTCGCAAGCCGTTCGCTTCGCAAAACTCGACCGTCAGCTCAAATAGATTGTACCATTCTTCGCCAGGGTTCCAGCCCGTAGCCGGTGGCCCATCGTGTCGGTTTGCATCCGCAAGGATGTACTCGATCTCAGGATCATTGTAGGCCATGTGCAACCCGCAGGCAACTCGCCCGAGCCCGCAGCCGAGATCAATCACGCGGCGAGGCTTGTCGATCTTCGGCAAGAAGGCGTCCAGTTCCCGCTCGGTGATCCAGTCGAAAGCCGAAGGGTCGTCTGGGTATTGCGACACTTGGAGCGCCGCCAAGTCGCGGCACCGTTCTGGTATGACAAAGGGTGGCATCAGAGCGACCTCCTGATATGCTCGACCAGCCGGGCCGCGCAATTCATGTGAGTGTAGTTGTTGAGGACGAACTCGCGACCGGCCATCGCTATCTGTTGCCAGCGAGGATTGTCCGCATCGGCGAGAAACTCGTCGATCTTGTCGCTCGCTGTTTGCGGGGTGATGAACACCGCTGTCTTTCCGTCCTGGTATCCGATCAGGCCGCAGCCGTTGTCCTCCGTTACCTCGATCAGGTTCAGGCACCCACCGGCCGCGACCTCGAAACACTTATTTAGGATCGAGTACCCGCTCGCAACGCTCGCCCTCCACTGGCCGAGCAGGACAGGGTATCGTTCTCCGTCGTATTGACCAGGGGAGTAGCTGTCCCCCTGGTAGCCTCCCGGCTGATTGTAATGAATCCTTGCGTCATGCCGGAGCCTCGTGCGCAGCGGGTAGTATTCGGGGCCGTCCACGCCGGTCAAGAGCACCTTGTCCTTCCGTCGCAATTCCCACGGCTTGCCGGATCGAGTATTGTAAAGCGTCCAATCGACCCCCATCGGCACCCACCAATAAGTCCAATCGCGAGGAAAGAACCGATAGAAATACTCGGGGTGATGCTGAAAGAAATAGGCGTCAAAGGCGAACTCGCGGCATTGTTCCAGCTTGGTCTTACCGTAGACCGGGCAAACCTTCGCCGCTCCGTGACTGTCTCCGATATGACAGAACTTCGGCCCTCGCAGCTTCTCCCAATTCAACAACTTCGGAATACCCCAACCAACTGCATCAAAGAACAACCACGCATCATGCTTGTCGGCGACGTGCTTGAGGTCCAGCACGTCTGGGCTCCCGTAATACTCGACCGTCACACCGAGTTGCCGAGGCAAGGCGACGAAGAACAGCTTCCGCATGTTCACCTGCGCCCGCATGTTGTTCAGGTACGGGTTCCCTTTGCGGTAGACGAATCCGAGCGAAATGTCAGTCATGGTTTCCTCGCGACAAGAAGGCAGTCAATGTGGTAGTCATCCGGCACCAAGTCCATCACCTCGGCCTTGCAAACCTCAAGCCCCGCTTCTTCGGCCAGCACGCGCAAACCGCGAGGCAGAAACCGCCAGTAATCCTGATCCCCATGCTCTTGACCAACAAAGGGAGCGATGAGAATAACGCGACCGCCCACCTTGCAGCAGCGGGCAAGCTCCGGCACCCATCGCCACGGCATTGGGACGTGCTCGGCGACCATAACAGCCAAGACGACATCATAATAGTTTGCCGGGACTGGATAGGAGTAGGCGGTGCCTGTGTGAGTTACGTCGTGCAAGCGACCTGTTGGGGAGCGGTCCTCGCGAATATCCACTGTCTCCCAGATGAGCCGCTTTCCGTCGGGGTGGTTGTTCTTGTACCAGCTACCGCTTAGGTTCGGCCCCGCTTCAAGCACCGTCATTCCCGGCTTGAAGTATTGTAGGCAATGTTCTTTCCAGATCGCTTGGCAGTTTGGGTGCATGTCGATCATCCGTGGTTGAGCTGCTCTCGCGAATCGAGGAACATCCGGAACTCGCGGAGCTGCGCGGTTAGTTGCTGCCGGGAAAGCCCGCCGATGATGTCTATGTGAGCGTCCGGCTCCGAGCCGTCAGGACGCCAGGAGTAGAAATTGACGTTTCGCGTGGTCCGAAGCCGGACACCGTATTCTTCGGGCCGAAACGCGATGCTGGTGTTTGGGAAAGGATAGAACGCTGTGAGGCAAACCGTCACGTCTGGGTGAGCCTCCACCCATCGCTTGTTGAAGGTCAGCGTGTCGCGCGTTTCTCCCGGCGTACCCATCATCATTAAGGCTCGCACGTTAGGTATTCCGGCTTCGACCGCTTCCTCAATCGCAGTAGTGATCCGCGACACCGTAGACCGCTTGCCGATCCGCAGCAGCACAGCCGGGTCTGCGGATTCGAGGCCGATGTTCAGCTCCACGCATCCGGCATCGCGCATCCTCGTAAAGAGTTGTAGGCTGGATGGGGCAGCCCGTAGGCTCGCCCTCCATTTCATCTTGTGGAGTGCTAGCATGTCGATCAGCTTGCGGCGACGGCGTGGCGTGGCGTTCAGGTTGTCATCGCCGATCCGAACATGCTTGATGCCGAGGCGAGCGATGTCATCCAACTCCATCTCGATGCGGGACAAATGATATTCATGCAATGTCTTACTGTGGCCTGACTCACAGAACGCGCAAGTGAAGCGGCACCCTCGCGACGTGACCAGGGTTGTTGACGGCTGCGGAGTGACCCCAGCAACCCGGTGAAAAATCCGCCCACCGAGATGCTCGCCGAGTAAACGACGGTCAGGGAATGGGTAGCGGTCGAAGTCTTGCATGGGCGGAGTGTTGAGCACACGGGCGCACGGGATTGTCCCTCCTGCAATCGACTCGATCAGCCATTCCCCAGGCCCGGCGACAATGAGCCTTGCCTTCGCGTGGACAATATCTGGCGAGCAGGAGATGGGGCCGCCCACAATCACGCGACCGGGATAGGCTGCGATAAGCCGATTGATCTCGCGAGCATCGGCCAAGCAGCCGGTCACGCAGATAATATCCTCGGCCGCACGGAGAAGGTTGGTGTCGCCAAAGCCATCTTGCCAGTTGTGAACAGCAACAGGGAGCCCAAGGTTTCGGGCATAGGTTGCGAGCATCAATAGGCCGAGGCCAACTTGGGCGTTTGGCTCAATAAGATACGGTCGTGGCGGATAGACGAAGTGGATCATCGCGCGTGCCTGTCTCGGCTTGTATACTTAATGAGTTTCGGGCGATCTATTCCGGCGACATGGGCTATGACTCGCGGAGCGATATGCTCGTAGGAATATCGCGTCTGGATGCTGGCGGCCAGGGCCTCGCCGCACTCTCGCAATCGCTCCCGGTCGCGATTCAACAGGGACAACTCTTGCTCGAACAGCCGCACAACCCCGCGCGCTTCCTCGTCGTTCTCGTAAGTTGGAAGCAAGAGCTGTCGACTGTGTAGTTCGCCCCAATCACTCAGTTGCCCCACGTTCGTTGCGAGGACACAGCAGCCGCAAGCGGCGGCCTCCATCGGTGGATTCGGTGTACCTTCGGCAGACGCCGTGGTGAGAAAAACGTCGAGCGACCGATACCACTGAGCCATTTCGGGTGGAGACAAGGCATTGCGAAAATCACGAGTGTTTATTTGCCACTCGAAGTCGCTTGCAAACGGTCGCGACATCAAAGGTCGCAGGATATGCTCGTACCCCTTGAAGTTCCGATTGAGTTTGCAATGCTTGTTCCCACACCAGCCGACTCGTAGCTTGCCGTGGGGTGTAGGTGTCCGGCCTCGCGGATGAAATATCTCGACATCGACTCCCGCTGGGATGACCTGAATCCGAGTGTTGTATGGACGAAGCGAGGAAGCCAGAGCATTGTTGCGAGCGATTGCGGCATCGGCCCGTGTCAGGATTTTCCGAGCCAGCCGACGGTGGCGATCCTTGGTGACGCCGAGCGTCAAGAAATTCTTGGGATCGTAGGCATCGTGCATCAGCGCGTGAGACGCCAGCAACGCGACGAGCCGCTTGCAGCCCGGCTTCTTGAAGCTGGCAAACAAGGGCGTGCAGACCCCGTCAAACCTCGCGCGGTCCTCCGGCTCCATCCGGTTCAAGTAACCGGGTGTATCGCACGTTACAACCTCCATACCTTCCGGCGCATATTTCGCCACGCCAGAGGCGAACCGATGCTGCGCCCACCCATCTACGTCATAGACCACTAGGACTCTGGACATATCACCTCCAAGTATTGCGGGGCAATCACCTCGTAGCTGTACCGCTGCTCGACATCCGCCCGGAGTTGGAGCCCAAGCGACCGGCGCTCGTCTGCGGTAAGCCTGGAAAGGCCGGTCAGCGTGTCAAGTAGTTGGTTTTGCGTTGCCTGCGCCTCGACGGGGTTGCGGTATGGCGAGGCGATCAAACCAAGCTCGTGAGGGAGCGGCCAATCCTCCACGCAGCCAACATCAGTTGAGACAATCGGCACCCCTGATGCGGCAGCCTCGAAAACTGGCGAGGGGGTACCCTCGATGACGCTCGTACATAGAAAAGCGTCCAGCGTCCGATACCATGCAGCCATTTCTTCGCGAGGCCATGCGCTGCGCCTATCGTTCGTGTTGACCTGCCAGTCCCACTCCGGCCGCTCCGACATCAGCGGAACGAGAATCTCGCGGTGGCCCTTAACGGTATGCGTGCCCTTGATATTCGCGCACCAGCCAACGCGAAACGGGCGACCTTCCGGCTGCGGTTGCTCGGCCGGTCGGAACAACTCGCAATTCACGCCGCTTGGAATCATCCGAACTTCACCGTCTGTATGCTTCCGGCAAGCGTCATAGAGGAACCGATTGACTGTAATGATCGCATCGAACCTCGGCAGCTTTGAGTGAGCGTTGCCGAAGTTGCGCGAGCCGGTGACGATCCAGGTTCGCCAATCATCTCCGTCGAGGGCCCGAAAGGCGGGACCAGCGGACGTGACGAGCGTAACAAGGCGGCGACAACTCGACTTGCGTATTCGATCAATCGGGCAGCCAGCCCAACTCATAAAGAATAGCGAATCATACCGATCCCAAAACCCACGATCCCCGACATGCGCGAGGAACGTGCTGGCCTGCATCGTGGTGGGGTCGATCCCTGGCGGAGCTGCCGCTGCGGTATCGGTGGCCCGATAGTGCCAAGCCCACCGATTCACGTCATACACCAAGAGGGGGGTGCGCATCAGGCCACCCCCAGGCGGGCAAAGACCCGGTTGAGCTGGCCTCGGAGGCTCCAGCCCCCGCAATACGCCTCCGAGGCCCCCCTGGCAGCGTCTGGGGCCCTGTCGAGCCCGGCGAGTATTGTCGGGGCGTCTGCCCAATCATTGCACACGATAGCGTTCTCGGCCGATATAGGGGGGTCATAATCGAAGCGGTCAGGCCGACACTGGACAACAGCGGCCCCCATCATCGCGCACTCGGCCAGCCGGGAGCACCCCCAAGTGTCGCCTTCCAGGTTGAGGTTCAGCTCGCACTCGGTCAGCCACCGGAGGTATTCGCCGGGTGGCAGGCCGGGATCGTGCCCGCCAGCCCACCGCTTGATCTCGAAACCGAAGGCCGCCTCTACCCGCTCCATGATCTTACTTCGGTGGGGGAGGCGATGGCCGATAAAGCCGACCTTCCGTTTCTTCTCGGTCGATCCGAACCGCGACCGGATGGCGGGCAGATCATCGTCAAGGTAAGCGTTCGTCAGCTTTGCGGAGTGCAGCGCCTCCAGCACCCGGTCATGACAGAGCCAGGGGACTTGGAGGTATTTGTGCGCGACGTTTTCCAGGTGCCCCGGTCGCACTTTGACATTGCGGAATGTCCAATCCTTTGGCTTCCAGACGTAGCCGACAATCAGATCAGCCATGTCGGCGAGCACTTGGTCATCCAGCAACCGGAGCGACTCTTTCCAAGCTACCACCTTGCAACCCTTCGGCACAACATCCGGTCGCTTCAACAACAGCGCGTGGGAACAAAGGTAAACGTCAGGCGGTGTCGCGAGCTTGCCACGATCCTCCGGCAGCGTGCGAATCACATCCTGAAACTTGTAGCGAGCGTAGCCGCAAGGGTTATGAATCCGAACCTTGTGGCCCATCCGGTGCGCGATCGCTGCCAGATAGATCAGCCGTCGCGTCTTCCGCTGTCGCGGGTACTTCACCCGATACACCTTGGGATTCACGGCGATTCGCACGAGACAATCCTTTCTTCGTCGCCTGTGGTTTCGGATCGGTTGCCGACACTGCCAAAGCGTCGCGCTCGGCCACCAAAGCCTTGACTCCGTTAATCTCGTCTCGGTTGCCGAACACGCGATGCTCGACTCCGTTGACTGTAAAGGTCATACTGGGCATATTACTCTCCTTTTGCCAGTCCGCCAGGAAGAATCCCAAGCACGCTCGCGACCGGCAAAAGCGAGGCGTGCGTATGCTGCGCCTGTTTGAGCGCCGCTTCGTCCAGGTGCCCAAACTCGGCAACGTACTCCGGGTCATCTGAAAAGTAGGAGCCCTCGATCTCGAACTCCGCCCATTCGCGCCCACCGTTTGCATCTCCACCCTCGATCCGCTTGCAAAGATCGTGGACGCCAGCCAAGACGATCTCCCGCTTGTGGATAAGGTACAGCTCGATCCCGGCCATATTCTTAGGGCCGTCCAATAACAGCGCGGCGCGAGGGTAGCTTTTGAGCAATCGCGCCATGTGCTTCGCGCCGTCGCCTTTGAGCAGCGATAGGTTCGGGCGATTCTTGAGCCGCTTGTCTGTCGCGGCATCGGGGTGGCGTTCTATGCTCACAACCTCCCACTGGTCGGCAAAGCAAGCGAGAATCTCCGTGCTGTGCCCAAACTTTCGGCCCGACTCGATGACCGTCTGTACTCCGCATTCCAGGCAAGCCGATATAAATAGGAGCATTTCGCTCGGTAGGATTCCGCCATGCTGCGGTGGCACGTCTTTCGTTCGCAGCATGAACATCGGGCACCACTTCCGAGCAATCTCGTGAGTCAGGTTTGCCATCCGTCTTTTCCTTGGTTCGGATTCCCTGGATTGTCTCGGCCCGTGTCAAAGAGGGCCATCGCTGCCGACACACATTCTAAGCTGGGTGGCACAAATAATTCAACCCCAAGGCATGTAAGAAACCTCCGCTTGGCTCCCGTCGCGACGGCCGTCTTGATAGCTCCGAAGGGAACTATCCACTTCTGACCGGGCCATAATTGATACTCCCGCTCGGCCGCTGCAAACCATTCCTCTGGGCTCCGATTCCACCACCACCCCTTGTTTCCGCGCCTTCGGCGAATCGACCGAGCGACGCTGGCAAGGTCTTTCTGGACCCATGCGAGCGCGGTGGTAGGTTCAATCTTGATTAAGGCCGAGGACAACCGGCTCAGACAAAAGGAGAAGCGGTGATCTTTACAGATGACCGGCTTCTCGCAATCGCGAAACCACGCAAGGAACCGCTCGGTCGCCTCGGCTACCGTCGGTGGCCGACTCGGGCGGTGATCCATCTCGTCGCGCATTCGGACGGTCACGGCATTGGCGGCCGAACACTCCATAAACTTACGGTGGTGCTCATTGTCCTCGCTGTACCGCCAGCCGAGGGTCTGGTACAGCTTGGCTACAATGCTGGTTCCACCGTTCACGCAACCGATCAAGAAGATGCTGGGGGTTGCTGGCATTGTCCGTCCTCCTGAAAGGGATTATCCGCAGTAAGAAAAAGCGGTTGCATCGTGTGACCGCGACCGCCCACCCAGATTCGGCCGGTCTTCTTCAAGGTTTCCAGCTCACCGGCCGTCAGCTTCCAGCACGCGATAGTTACAGGCGTTTGCTTCTCATCGTCGAAATGCGTAAAGCACACAGACAGAACGCCGCAATCATCAAGCGTCACGCCCTCCGGTGGGTCGAGCACGCCGTTTGATTGCGGGAATGAACA